AAAAAAATAATGATTGATTTGCAAGGTTTGTCGCTTTGTCAATCTGAGGATTACCTCCTCCTGATGTGGAAATAATAAGTGATGATTGATTTGTAAAGTCAACCTGCCATGTTAAACCTGATGTAATGAAACTCATCTACGCTTTAATTGTTGTTGCTGCTTTTTAATTTCTTTCTCCTTTTCCTTATTGAGGTCAACAAGGTAACTAAGATGATTGAGAGCGCTAATAAGGGAGAGATTAACCACATTATCAATCTGCCAAACTTTGTTTTCTGCGAGTGAACTAATTGCTTGATACCATCCCCAATGATATGAAAAACTAGTCGTATCTTCAGGACCTTCCACATCAGCTTGCTCTTGGAAAAGAGATTTGTAAGATCGTGTGATGCTTTTGCTGTATTCAATAAAAAAAAAAGGCTGGAGTTAACATATTTTATTGGGAGATCTTTCATCTTCTCAATTCTGTTTTTGATATTTGAATCAGCATATTTTGTTTCTGCTTCACAATATAAATAGGCTGCTAGTTCATTCATATTTTGAACTTTATATTGTTCGTTTTTTCTAAGAAATGTGTCTATATCTACATATTGTCCAAATGATATTGAATGGACATCTACAAGATTATATTTTATACCATTGTGTTCTATGCTTGGATATAGTTTTTGATTTTCTTTCAAAAGCATTGTTTGAACAATATCCCCTATTTTAACGATAGTTCCTGCATCTTTGGATAGGATCTCATCTTTTGACATACCAGTAAATTCCTCAAGCATCTTATAATAAAGTTCCTCTTCGTCCAATATGGTTTTATACTTCATTACATTAGCCCAATCTGTTACTGTTGGCTCTTTAACGGCATAATCAATTCCGTCAATTTCAATTTTGTTTTTCATCTTATATTAATAAATATTATTTTTATGGGACATACATTTTACATTACATAGATTCCCGTATTCCTCATTGCTTTCATGGTCATCACATATCTCAGAGAATCTAAACAATGGTTATCGTGATCCTCAGGTTCGTCCAAGTTATTACCATTCTTATCTTGTTTCCAAACATAGAACTGCAACTCTTCCAATACATTTTTTGAATCCTTATGAACAAAAAGATTATGTCTTTTGATTTGATCTATTCCTGCTAGTATTGTATCTTTTTTGACTGGTTTCGCATTTATCCCCGCTCTATACATTTCAGCAATACCTTGTGGGTTGGCAGAATCACAAATGAAATCCTCTCGGAGATTGAGACCGAGATCTTTTATCTTGTAAATAAGATCATTTATGGTCGTGTTTTTTAAATAGAGTAATTCCCTCACATAAATGGATTCATTGTCTTTATGGACCTCTATTAATGTTGTGGGGTCATTGTAACCGAAGTCCACACCATAGCCCAACTTTTTGACAGATGGTGGTAGATCTTCATAAGTTTTTTGATGACTAAATACTGCTCTTGTGGGAACGCCTTTAAGTCCAAGCCCAAATATTCTCCATAGATTCGGATCACGGGTTTCTAATTTCAATAACTCATCAATCTGTTGTTGTGGTAGAAATGGATTGTCTTTGAATGTAACAACTCTATAGAATGTATCAGGTTGTCCTTCCATATCATATAGGTAAGATTGCCACAGTGATGGATTGAAATCCATAATCATTTTATCAGATGTTCTGAGTGATAACTGAACAAACTCATCGTATGTTATTTCAGTAGCTTCGTTCACGAAACACACATCTCTTTTGCGACCCCTTATTTTTTCTTCTGAATCAAGGGAGAACCATTCAATTATATTTGTTCCAAGTTGATAATAACCATCAACAGAGTGCCAATCTGATTCTTTGTATAGATCTAGTTTGATTAAGATTTCTTTCAGATCTCTTAATACTGAACCTTTAAGAGCAGGTAAGGTTTTCCTCACAATTGAGTAAGTTACACTTTCTCTGTTTAGAATATCAATCACCATCCAAAGAACAATGTTCCATGTCTTACCCGCCCTTGAAGATCCCTGAAAAATATAGTTCCGATAATCTGTTTGATTCAGGTCCTCAAATACTTGTGTTGTTTGTATTTTGATCGGCACTCTTTAATTTTTCTTGTATAGCTTCGTTTAGTTTTTTCTGAAACATCTTTGTATAATGTTTAGACATTTGATTTCTAAATTTAATTCTTTTGTTGTGAGCCTTACGACCTCCTCTTACTCTACTTCTTGGCATGGTTCATTATTTTTGTCTTCGTGCAGATTGTTTATGATAAGTGGATTTACTTGAATGTTTGTTATAAGTTTTAACTGCCTTACCACCTTTTCTTTTTCCAAATGTAGTTTTCCTACTTGATGCTATTGATTTAGCCATTATAATAATTTTCCTTGAATTGGTTTATTCTTTTCGTGTTCTATTCTCGCTTTCGCAATATCCATATACTCCTGTTCTTTCTCAATACCGATGAAACTTACTCCACATCTAATCGCTGCTTTACCTGTTGAACCACTACCCATAAACGGGTCTAATACCACTCCATTTGGTGGGGTAATAAGATTGATAAGGTATCTCATTAGGTCAGTAGGTTTAACTGTTGGGTGATTGTTCTTAACTTGTATTGGTGCCCATCTTGGGTCATTTTCTAATCCACCAGAATTAACTCTATTTTTTGTTTTATTAGGTTCATTATCTAATCCCTCGTTTCGGTCTTTCTTTGATGCCTTAGCGCAATAAAAAAAGCGGCTCGCACCCCCTTTGTCTCCATACTCTGGTCCAATAGGTAAGTTTGTCCCTTTATTCCAAATACCACCTGTTCCTTTCTCTAATTTATTCTTTCCACTCTTACTAATCCCACTCTGTTCGTCCAATAGTTGTCCCGCCTCTTCATCAAAGATTATGTTTGCTGGAAATCTACCATTCATATCAATTTGTTCGCATCTACTTTCTCCTTCACCACCAAAAAATGTTCCTGTTCCTTTTCTTATATCTTCTTGATGTTTTTTATCATAATCACTAACATATTCAATCCTACTACCATCAATATTGATTCCACCTGTTCCGTGCTTTAATACATTCTCCGCAATTGATTTCTCACTTAAAGGTTTTCTCGCCAAGACCATAGGCTCGTGTGCTGGTTTTAATGCTGTTCCCCAACCTTCCCATTCACTATTACCTTTGGTTAAAGTCCTATCAGCCTTTAGATAAGGCAATCCATCTACATAGGGTCTATTGTCGTGTTCCAAGTTTTTTTCTTGAATACTTGAATATCCTTTTCCATTTGATGTTCCAACAACCTCTCTCTCATTACCTTCAATCTTATCAATCGATTTACCGATGTTATGTGATTTCGGGAATCCGCTGCCGTAAAGCCAAAGTATTTGGTCTCTTATCTCAAACCCTGCGTCTTCAACTGCCACAGCCATTCTGTGATATGTTCTACTATGACTGAAGGATATGAGATGACCTCCTGGCTTTAATACTCTTAAACATTCTTCCCATACTTCAGTTCTAAATGCTATATCTCCCCCGTCCCATTCTTTTCCCATAAAACCTTTTGATGCCCTTGCGTATGCTCCATCAGTTCCAAATTGTGCTGGTGCTGAACCATCTTTACCAAATCTTTTAACTATTGATGTTAGGTGATATGGTGGGTCTGTAATTACACTATCAACAGAATTATCAGGTAATGTCTTGAGGACTTCCAAACAATCCCCCAATCTTAAATCTATATTCATATTATCGTTTTACAAATACACCTCCGATGTAACCCCCATGAGTTATTTCATATTCATATCCTGTTTTCTCAATCCATTCAATAAATGCCAGTCTTTCATGTTCATCATACTCAGCCTCATTTCCGTGCCAGTCATCAAAACGAATAAAGATCTCTCTCCAATTGCAACCCATTAAGAATTTGAGTGATGATACTGTTGGTTCATAGATGTCAACATCAATGTTTGCTGCTGCTATATCCATTATACCATAATCACTTGGATATCTCAGATCATGAACATCAGAAAGAATGAGTTTAATATTCTCCTTCCTTGATAATTTTTCTTTTGCTTCTTCAATGTTCTTTGGGATATGTCCTGCTTGATAATCAGGGTGACCAAGAGCGAATGCTCCTTCGGTCCAATCACTACTTGATGGTAATGACTTTGATGTCTTTTCCAATCCCTTAAAATGATCTACCGTAAAGACCTTTCTATCGGGGAACTGAGATGCCAGAAATAGAGTTGACTCACAGGTAAATGTTCCAAATTCAATTATGTCTCCTTTGAGACCATACTTATCTACCATTTCTTTAATGATGGGTAGATCACATCTTTCCATGTTTGGACTTGTATTCATTCGTCATTCATTTTTTTCCACAGTTGTTCTTTAACTGAGTTTATTATTTTGAAATACTCTTTTATGGCAGGAGTTTGATCCTCATTCTGTAGGTATTCCAATTTATCCAATAAAGTTCTGTATAAGAACCTATATTGTAAGAAGGTCAGATTAAGTTTCACTTTGTCTTCAGTCATTGTTTTCAAGTTTTGATTTGATTATTTCTATTTCAATTTTTTTATTTGAATCAATTTTTTCTCCACCTGATGTTATATCAACTCTCTTTTCTGTGTTCCATTCATCACCAAACTTGTTTCTCATTACTAGTGAATATAAGTTTGAATTTAGGTTCTTTGATGTTCCATCTTTGAAGCCTTTTCTTGGGATTGATGCCCACCATGTATGTGATGCTTCCCTCATCGCGCTGACGGTTTCCAAAAAGTAAGGTTCTTCATCCATTAATCTATAGAATGTATCCTTTGCAACTCCAAGATACACTCTCGCATCAACATCCATCATTCCTTCTCTACCCATCTCCAATAGTTTAAGTTCCCATCCTTTCGGGAAGTCACTCAATTTCTTTTTTGGTCTTCCAAATTTCATTATGTTAATTTTTGTTGTAGTTTATCCAATCTCTCATTTATTCTCTTTTTGCATATTTGATCACAATATCCTTGTATTGTTTCTTTCAGGTAATGTGATACAAAACTTATGAACCATTCCTTTTCCATTGGGGGGTGTCCTGACATTAAGAGATAGGCTCTCGCTCTGTTTATATCCTGTTGTGTATATGTGATTGGTTCAGGATCAATTATCTGTATTGCATCTTCATGTCTTAGGACTTGTATCTTTGAAGATTCTGCTCGTGCTTGCTTACATCCGCAACCCATTTCTTTTCTTGTTTAATTCTTTTCTAACTTTATTTATGTCCCTTGATACTGAGTTGATTGGTATTGTTGTTCTCTTGGAAACATTTGTTATTGAACATCCTTCTTCAATGTATAATTCAAACAATCTTCCGTAATACCAATCTTTGGTTTGTTTCATATCATCAAGTTGTTTTCGAACCCAATTCATGTTGAATGGATCTTCTTCATATTGTTCATCTACTATTTCAATATCAAATAAATTTTCTGATTGTGATTTTTTGAATTGGTAATAATATTTGGATGTTTGTGAATGAAATTGGTTCTTAACAATCTTTGTAAAGAAATATAGTTTTTGTGCGTTGTCAAGTTCTCCTACCTTTTTGTTGACTAAAAATTGTTCCACACAAGTATGAAGCAGATCATCAACATCATAACTCTTTGACACAAATCTGCATATCTTTTTTAATTCTTCATAGTTGGAAGTAATCCAAAGGTCATTCAAGATTCTATCAATTATGTTTTCATCCAACAACATTATTTGTTCCCATATAGATTACTCTCGGGTGATAGTTGTCATCAATCCAAGTATTATTAACTTTTTGGATAACTCTTTTGTTGGCTAGTTTTATGATATGATCTCTGATTGAGAATGGGGATACCTTGAAATCCATCAATTCATAAATCTCGTTGTTTGTGAGTGTTGAATATCCTGATGGATTCTTCTTTATATCCTCCATCAAAATTCTGTAGATTTCTTTGTGTCTTGGGTTTGTTAATTTTTCCATGTCTTTTTTTTATAAATATAGTATAGGTAGGTATAAGTTGTATATTAAATAAAAAAACCCAGTAAGAATACTGGGTTGTGGGTAAAAAAAATTCAAGATGAGCTTATTAATAATGACTAAAATCCCACATTGATAAATATAATCATCATTCAAATTTTCCAAACAGATCTTCAATTTTTTCTATTACCCTTTTTATCATATCTGCTTTTTCAAAATCTTCTCTTTTTATCGCATAGGATAATTGATAATCTAAATGATAAGTGTAGTGTGGTGCTAGTTCTGGTTCTTTTGATAAGGTTTTCAAATATTGGGTTATGATGATTCTTGTAATCTCTTCTTTCTGCTTTTCAGTTAGAGAAAAGTATGCCGATACCGGAACATCAAATTGTGTCAAAAGTAAATCATCAATCTTGGACATAAGTTTCTTTCACCACCCCCTCTAATTTTTTAACCCTATCTAAAACTATTCTATATTCTTTTAATATTAAAATATAATATAGAATAGATATAGAACCCAGCCTCAAAAAACTTAACCCACTGCTTCATATTTTTTCAGGTAGTTCCAACGAATAATGAGTTGAATCTATAACTTCAACTAAAGCTTCTAAGTTGATTTGGTAATCATTCCATGTCTCACCTTGATATCTTTTTTCTTCAACGAGAAGAATACCGAAATTGTATAAATCTTTCTCAATTACTTTTTGCTGATAAGGGCTTAGTGAAAGAGATCTTTTGAAATCTCTTCTATAAACTTGGAAGGGCTCATCTGCTGATGCGATTTGTTTTGTCATCAACAGGAAATCTAATTTGTCCAAAAGATATGTAATCATGCACGCAGCATTTGGACCTAAGTTCATTAATAATTTCGTGTTCAACATAAGGAATTTGTCCTTCCCAAGAATGCTACGAATAAGCTCTTGGTCATCATTCTTAAATTTTTTCATGTTAAATTGTTTTTGATAAGTATAAGGAAAATAATTTTTATTTTCCAACTATTTATTTTAAGACGATTTAAGACATTATTTTTTTTAGTATGAGTAAGATATCAAAAAAAGAATTACAGACGACTAATGGGGAAATAAATAGGGTCTGTGCTGATTGTAAAAGGTTGAAAGGATTGGAACATTTCTATAAGTGTGAACATTGTAAGGGCGGATTCATGAAAAGATGTAAGATTTGTTTCCAACGATGGAAGGTTGAAGTTAGAGAACCAAAACCCAAAAAGAAAAGAGGTATGACCAATTCAGGCAGCATGGCTAAGATGACAGCTTGCACCAAACAGGACTATATGGAGATGTATGAGTTTATGGAGAAGTTGGGATTTGATCCGAACAATGTTCACAAAGATTTTTGTTTGAAATATGGATTGCAGGAAAAAATTAGACCAGCAAAAAATGCATCAATTTGGTTACCCAATGGTGAAAAAAATCCCCTAAGTTATTCACAAAGGGGATTGAAATAGATTAATTTAGTTTGATATTTTAACTTCCCAACCCCAATTTTCCATATGATCAATAAACATATTGAAATATTCTTCAACTTGTTGATCAGTCAATTCTTCATGTGCATTTTCAACATCTTCTTCCATCATGTCAATAAATTGATACCAACTTTCGTAGACCATTATTGAGTGATCCAAACCATCAGTAGTATCCATATTTATTGGATGCCAAGATCCGTTATATCTTCTCGTTGAAAACCAAGATTTGTCTTTAGTTACATAAATTGCTTTTATGTTGTCCATGATGTATATTTTTTTATTAATTAAAGTGCTAAGATATGAAGTTAGTTCGACTCTGCCAAATATTGTCTGAGAACTTTTACTGACGAGTTTTGTCCGAGAAAATACCAGTAGTCGGTTAAACTAATTTCTTTGATTTGTTGTAGTAGTTTTTGTTTCATATTAGTCAAGGTTTGATTGTGATGCTTGGATTTCAACGATGGTAGTATAACCACCTCCTTCATTGGGATAAGATGACTTTGTATATTTAGCCAACTCACCATAGAGATTGGTAATCTCGTGAGCGTGAATACATTTAGTTCCTTCCATGATTCTTACGATAATAAAGTTAGTTTTTTTGTTTGTCTTTTTCATAGTTGTATAGTTTTTACAAAGATAAGGAAATACTTTCGAATTGAAAAAAAGAATTTTGATATTCTTGAGAACGAAAAACCTCAATACAAGATAGAGCAGTATAGAACTCCCTTACGATTTCTTCGTGAACAACCTCTTCAGAAGTGTTATTCAGATAGAACTGTGCGTGTAGTTCTGTCTCACCCAATGGTGTGTAAAAAAGGAGATTAACTTTATCTCCTACGAAATGTAGACATTCAAGGTCGTTAAGATTTTTAATATCCATTGTTTCTTAATTTTACACAAAGTTAATACTTAATCTAATATCCTCAAAATTTTTTTATATTTTTTTTCGGTGTATAATAAAAAACACAACCTTCAATGGCTGAGGGTCTGAAACCAAATGAACGATACCAATCCCGAAGACGATACAAATCTTCTACATTCCCTTGATTTTTGAAATTGCATGGAATAGCTTTTATTCTAATGCCGGATTCATCAGCGATATCTAAAATAGTATTTATCAACTTCGTTCCAATTCCCTTACATTCTTGACCATCTTTAACCTCAATCCAATAAAGTTCAACACAATTTGTAGTTGAAGGAATAAACTGTAATCTATAACAATCTGTTTCCCAGTCTAAAGTTGGGACCTTGAACTTTTTTTCTTTATACTGACCCTTACCTCTGACCTTCATCACAGTAACCGATTTACTTCTATAAATTGATGCATGAGGTTCAAAACCTAATTCGTCTGCTAATTTGTGACCGAATAGGTTTAATACACTTAAATTTCTTTTGGAAGCTTCAGAAATCGGTAACTCTTGATAATTGTTCGTTGTTTGGGTGGTAGTCATTGTTGTTGTTTTAATTGTGAGGAGCTAAGATAAGGAAATTATTTAGATTCGATTTCCAAAATATTTGGAAACCATTTTTTCCATTCTTCGCTCGTAATTGAAATTCCTCTATCCCGACTTACAATCCTTCCTCTTCCACTTTCTAATTCTTCTTTAGTAATTAAACCCATGTTATAGTTATCTTCGTCAGCAATATAAGTAATAATCTCATTCACAACATAATACCCCATTGCGATATCAATAACTCTGATTTCTTGAACATCATTTTTGAAAATGGTCATACCAGGTTTAACATTTTGTTGAACCCATTTAATTTGTTTTTTGTTTAACTTTCTCATAGTGTTGTTATTTGAATTGCTAAGATAAGGATTATTCAGGTAACCATTCATTCATTTCTTCATTTATTTTCATACTTTCTTCCATATCCATATCCAAATACCAATGTGGGTAGTAACCCCGAGTGCAACCATTGAGTATTTGTGAAGAGATAAGATTTAGTAAACCCGCAGCTTCTGTTGCTGTTTTCGGTTCTTCTGTGATGATAATTTTCATTTTGTTTGTTTTTATTGATAAAGTGCTAAGTTAAAATAATTGGTTGGTTCATCAAAAAGTTTTTTCATCATCGTTTCAGCACCTATGATTATTCCATTCCAATGTTGAGTATTCCAATCTTTTTCCTCCTGTGAGTAATCACCTTCGTTGTGTTCTCTGATTGCCAGAAGGGCATCCATTTTGATATCCTGAAAAACACGCATAATTTTTTGTTTTTCCATAGTTGTATAGTTTTAATTGTGAGGAGCTAAGATAGGACTATTTGGATTCTCCGCCAAATATTTTTCATATTCTTTTTCTATCCATTGACGGAATTGATATTCCTCGTCCTCAAGATCAATGTCAAATACATTGAGTTCCATTTCTTCGTATAGTCGTTTTGTGTTGCTCATATTATTTCTTTTCACGATTTGATTTAATGTAATTCTCAAGCTTTGTAAATCTGTCTATTACATCTTTGGTTGGACCATACATTGCGAAATCCACCATGACATCTGTTGCCAATGCGATCTCAAATAAGGTAGGACAAATATTACAGTCCTGAAACCACTTCTGAACAAGGTGTGATTGATTTTGGAAAATGATTACTTCGTCTTTTGATTTTTGTTTGTTTGACATATCTTTGATTTTAGATTACAAAGATAGGGGTATAGGTTGGTATATCCAAATAAAAGCATAAAAAAACAGGAACTTTTTTTAGGAGTCCCTGCCTTTTCTATGGATAGCTTATTAGAATCAGGTCAAACCTGATATCCATAAATATAAGATATTACTTGATAGTTTCAAGAAAAAAATCAAAATTTAACAAAACTTCTTTTTAGAACATTACTGGTTCAATCAATAAGTCATCATCTTCTGATAGAACAATTGTTGTATTCGGAGACACAACCTTTGTTGAACAAGCAGCATAAGCTGTCCTATAATCTTTACCAGCGGCTTTCTCTTTTGCAATACATTCACCAAGAGCACTATCCTTTGGTATATCACCAAACTCTTCCAACTTAGCCCACCATTTATAGTAATTGTTAAACGATGTAAGACAGAATATTGACCTCTCTTTCATGTTGGGATATTGCTCCCTCATTTTGGAATTACGAGAACAACGGGTCAGATACATACCTCTCGTTTCATTTTTACGAGGTTTGATAACAAAGAGCTGTTTTTCCTCAGCGAAATCTCTGCTCATATTGGTCTTATCCCAAGATGATTTACAAACAGCATATCTTTGTGATTGATCAGGAAAAGCATCTTTTTCCTCACTCATACATCTACCTATAAATGTTTTTTCGTCTTCTGAAGCTAATGGTTTGATCGGCATATTATAAACCTTTTCCGTATTTTAATTCCTTATTTTCTTTGTATAGTTCATCTATCTTGGTCTCAAGTTGTTGAATCTTGATATTCAATGCTTCAATCTCAACTTTAAGATTTTCAATGATCTGTTGATAGATCCCCATACTAACCTCCAAATTCTTGAGTATAGCGTTATCAGTATCTGCATTGACCTTTCGTCTCCCCACGAACCAAGCAGCCACACCTGTAATAGCATTTGATAATATTAAAATTAATTCGTTATTCATTATTAAAATCCACAACACATATATGTTGGGTCGGCATAGATCGGTAATCCATTAGGTATCTGATCATATGTTCCTCTTCTACCACCATTTGTTAAGTGCACACCACTAAAATAATTTTTACCCAAGTGAGGAAATAATCCGTCACTTGAATTGTAGTTATACACCAAAGGATAGTTTCCTGAATTGTATATCAATTCGTCAATCATTCTCTGCTCAAAGAATTGAGCTCTATCATCAGCACGAGTATACATCCATTCCATCTCCTTCATTGAAACAGTATTTGGAGAGGCAGATACAATGCCGTTGTTCTTGATTCTCATGAAGATAGAGGGAAGCGCCTCTCGGTATCCGTGCCATATGAGCATTGGTTGACAAAAATACTGTAAGAAATTGTTATTAATGTTGGTAAGTGTTCCTCCTGATACTTCGTCTAGTAATTGTCTATAATATTTTCCACCAATGATATATTCTAATTTGGTCTGCTGAATTACACTTATGAAAGGTAAGAGAACACTACTAGTTACATTGGGATCAATGTCTGTAAAGTTTTTGAGTTTCTGCTCAGAAACCAAAAGGATATTTTGAGGCACAAGTGCTTGAGACATAATTAGTTGGGTTGGTTATTTATAGTTTCATCTTTATTGACATCAACACCTTCAACCTTGTTTACATTAACAGTTTCAATTGGTGCTGCGTCGGGGAGTGATACCATCTCGAATTGTTTCACCTCAAGTTTTGTAGATTCACCATCACGAAGAGTTAATAGGCGCTCAAATACACCAAGTATTTCAGTTTGTAAAGGTTTGATTACCAAGTGGTTGAAGTGATCTTGTGCCTCAAGATGATCTCTTGATGATAAAGCACCAGGAGTTTGAATTCCCAAGAGTTCCGCAGAGGATATCTGATGCGAGGTCAAGATCGCTTGTTGAACCGATGCTGACATCTCAATCCACATTTTGTCTGAACCATTGGTTTGGATCTGAGTAATTTCAGGGGCTTCTTCTTTGGAGTTTGAAAAGGTCAGCATGAGTTTCGAAGGTGAGTTACTTCCTGCATACTTCTGAGTAAGAGTTTTATAAATGTCTTCCCTCTGTTCTGGATCAGGAATTCCAGAGTTGATAGCCACAAACAGAGATGGCTGAAGATTATTCAAAATTCCGTTATACCACCAGTTGTATATTTCCAGTTCTGTTGAAATTGCAGTAGCTGCTCCCCAATAGCTGGGTGTTGCATAGTATTGATTACCAACGCTATGTGTAGTATAATAGAAAATCTGGCTTGGCTCATCTCTATTTATATCAAATGCTGGCAATCTTCTTGGAACGAATGGTTCTTTCTTGGGATATAACCAATCAGCAGAATAATAATAATCATTAATTCTATCGTGCATATCTGATTTACCTGCTCTCAATTTTGAAAGATCCATATAATACATATCAAATCCGGCATCACGATCTTTACGCCAAACACAATTGATTGAAAATGAACCATATAAAATGAAGTCAAGACATGCTTTCTGCCACAAATCGTAAAGGCTTTCACCTGTTGAGTTTACCATTAATAGACGAGATGCATCTCCGTCAACAATATTTAATTCTTCCCCACGCACTCCAAACCACTTACTCATGACACATGCACGATGGGTGGGACTTGAATTGTATAATCTAATTAATTCTTGAGGTGCTTGGTTGGTAGGACCATAATAGACCCATGGCGTTCTAGTATTGACAATAAGATTTTCCTCAATGATCGGAACTCTAGCTTGTCCACCAAATTCAAAAACTTCCAATTTGGAATCTTTATTTTCACTCATACTTATAAATATAGTTTTTTTCTGATTTAATCACCTGAGATCATATTTGTCCCACAAATATAGACATCATCAGGTAATTGTATAATCTCAGATATTTGTTGCGGTGTCAAACAATCTTTTAATTGTTCTGTATCAATTTTTACAACCGTCCCCCAAAATATAGTAGAACCACTATTTGTATCGAGAGAACAATATGCGAGAACTCCGTTCTGCCATGTAAGAGATAATCCATCTTTTGTCGGTAATCCCAAACAATTATTTATTCTTTCAATTAAATTTAGTGCTTCTCGTGTTTGGTCCTCAGAGTATTTTATAAAACCTTTCATGTTAATATTTTAAATTCCATTTGGTTTTCAAGTAGTTTAATAGATTCGTTGTTTCTGTCGAAGTGAGTTCTCTCGTGAAGAAATACATTTCACCGATTTCACCTGAATATAAACTGCCATCAGTTGGGTCATTTAATAAATATAATGTTGATGAAGGTGGGTTATTCTGTGCTGCAGTTCCATAATTTGATCCCGCAACTATGGATTCAGTAGTTCCACTACCATTGAATGAAGAATAAGAAATTTGTGTTCCACCCGATGTTGATGTATATTCAATAAAAGTTTGTCCCGATGTTGGTCGATTTGATAAAGAACAATCTATTCTGAAAAATGCTCCACCACCGAAAAACGCTTTTCTAACAGATGTAGTGGTTTGTCTCATGTAATCTGCGAAAACTGAACCACTTCCATCGTCATATTTAAAAGCAGCGTTATTACCAAGATTGGTAGAAACGACAACTCTTGTCCAATTCGTAGATCCTGTTGTATTTACAATCGATGTCAAATAATCGTTCGATATTGTTACGGCAGAAAGTCCTGATCCAGAAAATTGTGTTGTTGCACCAATTAATGGTTGTAGGGACACGGTTGTTTGTGTGAACGCAGTTAAACTTCCGTATGAACCCTTATTGACAATTTTTTCCAAATTAGTTGTTCCACTTCTAAATGTCATTGTGGAAGTATCAGAGAAATCAACCCATATTTGTGGATTTAGAGAACTCGGATTGAATGGGGTTGGACTCGGGGTAGGTGTTGGTGTCGTTGTGTTTGTCAAGGTTGGTGTTTGTGTGGTAGTTGGAGACACACTCGGAGTATTGGTCTGAGTTGGTGTCATTGATGGTGTTGATGTATTTGTTTGAGTTGGAGTATTTGATGGTGTTACTGTTGGCGTGGCACTAGAAGTTGGGGTGTTAGTTGGCGTTCCTGTTGGTGTCTTTGTTGGAGTAACACTTGGGGTAGGCGTAGGAGTCCCTGTTTTCGTAGGGGTATTTGTCTGAGTATTGGTAGGTGTTTGTGTCGGAGTTCCCGTATTGGTTGCTGTTACACTCGGAGTTGGTGTTGTCGTAGGTGTGGTTGTCGGTGTAACGAAAGGAGTTTGAGTTTGTGTTGCTGTAACTGATGGAGTTGGTGATGGAGGATTCAATTCATCAGGAGCAAAGAGATAATTTGAATTGTCCTCATTTGACGATACAAACTCAATGTAATAATCATTTGTGGTCTCTGCTGAAGTTGCAATGACTTGAGCAATACCATTTTCAACCACATTATAGGCTAAAGAAGGATCTAAATTCGGTGGGTTCTGAGCAATCTGTTCGCTCACAGTATAGATATACTGACCCTCATATGGGAAAGCAATCTCACCTACACCTTGACCTTCTGTAAACACAAATTCATCATACCTATTTTGATACGATGATGTATTGGGTAATATGAAAGTTACCCTTTGTTTTGTGAAAATGTGTGTAAAAGAAAATAACCATTCAGGATTTGGTAGTTCAGCATTTTGTGATACTGTAACCACCAATGTATTCTGCTGGTTTGTTTTAATTATTAACATGTCAGATTAATATAACACGAGGAGATCTATGTCTCCCCGTGTTAGTATTTTGAGAGATTATTGAACAGTGATACCTTGAACAATTGAACTCAAATCTCCTGACAACTGATTTGCTGGATATGGTTCAAGAGCACCGAAAGTTAGGTTATAACCATTAGCGTCGCCTAAGGCTAAACCACTAACGATTGTTCCCGCTGTGATAAAGCTTCCGTAGCTCTGCCCCATAAAGAATGAATCCCCGTTGTTATCTTCAAACACTAAAGCTAATCTTTGAGATTGTGCCAATGTTTTAACGATATTTCTCTTCGCTTGTTCCATTTTATTGAAATAAGCAACCAATTCATCACTATAAAAAACTGTTCCTGCTTCAAGTGATGCATTGATCGTTGAAGTGTAAGAACTAGTTGTTCTGATTAATTGAAATTCGTAAAAAATGCCCGAACCTGAAATTGCTGTGATTGTTCCCGCAGTTGAACCTGTTGTGGTTTCTGTGATTGAAGTGATATTATCCCAATCCGTGATATAAAGAGTCTTAATACCTCCGACATTGTCACGACAATCAAGGACGATCCCATTTGTTAAATTACAAGCCATTGTATATCAATTTATTATTTGTAAGTTTATTTTTATAATGGAGAGGATTTTACTCCTCCCCATATTTTGTTTTTTTTCTGACAAAATTACAGACCGTTAGTCACAAAAAACTCAGGAAATGAGATAGCGGTTCCCAACTTCCATGCCGACATCATCCTAACTTCTTGAAAATCAATGCTCCACCAGGCCCTGAAAGAATCTTCATCTGACATTAAGTCAGTTCCAACAATAAAATATTGTTGAGGACCAGCTGCGATCAAATCAGAATTATAGAGACCTGGAACACCTACAACTTTGATATTAGTTTGTGGATGAAAAACCTCATAAACTTGTCCAAGTGTCGGTTCGCTGAAGTGAAAATTATTGACCTGTCTAATCGATCTGAGATAACATTTAAACTGAGCTTGTGACATGAAAATTACTATGTCCTCACGACCATAGATATTTCTATCCAAAGCTTCAATTATATTATCAATTTGTTGAAGAACATTCTCAGCTTTATTTTGAATTGAAGATCCTGTGACTGAACAAAGTGCTGTAGCACCAGTCAATTTAACAACACCAGCTGTGTTATCCAAAAGCTCAATGAAACCTGAAAAAGCAGAAGTTGCAGATGATGCATTCCACAATAAATCCTCATTGTATCTTTTGATTTGTTTAGTTTGAAGATCTGTGATAGCAGCTTCAAATGGTGCATTTTCGTTATACGACCCGCTGTTCAAATATTGTCCAAGCCAGAGAGAATTTAGCTCCTCCAAGCACAAACTTTGATTCACCTTTAGTGCCTGAACTGTGACTGGAACTGTAGTAAATGTCACATTTCCTGCGTCATTGAATCCACATGTAGTTCCCGTTTGAACAGATAATGTCTCAGAAAGAAGATTCACATTTTGTGTTCCCTTGATGTTAGGAATCACATTACAATACTTCATAGTAACAGGAGACAATACTGCCTCTGATATAATATCAGATGATAATTGATCTACATAGGCAGAAAGTCCACCCAAATCGTAGTCAAATTTTTGTCTTACTAATGTTTTTTTCATTTTAGTATAGATTTTATTTTATTTTTTTAATTATGAGAAAGTGCTTCTCTAAGCCTCTTGAATTGTTCAAATCGTGAACCAACTTCAGTAGCTTTTTCAATTATGGTCTTTTGGTTATAAACCTTTTGACCTGCTGGTTCCTTTGAGAACTTTTGGAATTTTGATTCTAACTCAGATTGTTTGTTTGAGATAGCATCAATCTTAACCTCAATTTTCTTGAGAGCCAATGCGAAAATTTCTGCGATTTCTTCTTCAGACATCTTTTCCTCAACATTTTCTCTTTGTGTGATTACTCCGTCTTTGGTCATAATTCTGATTTTATTCTCGTTTCCACTTTCGTCTTTTAAAACAACTTGATGTTCCCCATCAGAAGCTGGTGTTTTTTCACCATCCTCACCTAGAACTTCAACCTTTTCACCTACATCAAATGTTGGTGATTCAAGTTTTGCACCTTGAGCAGATTTAGCAATGGTGAATTTACCACCTTGTGCCTCTCTGTCCTTTTCAGATTGTATTCCTTCAATAGCACCACCAACAACTGAAATGGATTTACCATCAGCAGTTTCGTAGACACCATCTGTCATAGCTGTAAGAGTTCCATCATAAGATACTTTTTTGACATAAAGACCCACAGCAGGTGAATCTCCGCCAACTCTCATCATTGAACCATCTTTCAACTTAACATCTCCAAACTTTTCAGAAGCTGACATGTCTTCGTCTGCAATTGATTCTTCTTCTTTCTTATCTTCCATTTTCTTATCGGGTGTTTCGCCCATTTTAATTTTGGAGATCTTTCCATCAGAAACTTCAATCTCAGCACCATCGTCAAGCTTATGAACTCCATCGGGAGCAGGAATCATTCCTTCTTCTGTAGCAACATAAATTGGTGATCCGAGTTCCAACTCTCCCTCAATCTCAACTGCCATACCTTGTTCAGTTTTTGCTGTATAAAACTTTTGTGGAGTTAGATTCAGAATCCTCATTATCTTGTCTATTGCTTGCTTACTAGTCATCGTTAACAGATTTAAGTATTTCTTTTATTTGGTTTATTTGTTTATCCTCTTTGGAGAATATTGATTTCTCTGCGAATAAACCTTCCACAGAAAAACCAGTTAGTGCTTTGGACTTTACTAAGTTCCAAATTTTATCGTCTTCTATTTTCATTGCTACATACCATGTTCCAGATGGAAGTTCAAATCCATATTTGTTTGACTTATCATACACAGGATCTTCACTTACCCAACTTTCTGTTATGTAAACTTTGTCTGAACCAAGCTTGATACCATTATGTTCAATTGATGTCTCATCCGTTCTCTTTTGTTTCAAGAACCTGTCAGCCATCTTTTTTATTGATTTCTTAGAGAAGAAAACATAATACAGGTTTCCAAGAGCATCATAACGATGGATCATCCTATTTGGCACCATAGCAGCTCCAATTAGGATTTTCTTTTCTTCGTCATATGCGAAGGTCATCTTTTCTTTGGCTAGTTGTCCGAGCTTTCTTTCAGCCCAAACCAAACCTGCTTCACCACCCCAAGCATCATACATAAGTTTGCCACAACCATCTTCATAACTTTTTGAACTATCTAAATCAACCTTGTGTCTTGATAGATATGAATACATGCGTTTCAAAGTATCCACTGAAATATTTTCACCCTTAGCTAATTGACTAGCTCTTTGTTTTCCAACATCAGTTCCACAAGATCCCCAACCATTTTCATCAGCATATTTCACAGCTCTCGCAGCTGCTTTTTTGACTCCTTCGGGATAATCAGAAATTGATTCTGCGAAATCATCCTCAGTCATTTTGATTGGAACACAATTCGGTGTCCCATCATCTTTCAGACCGATCATTTCATACCCTTCCCAACAAGGATCATCATCTGACATCTTCTCTGCCTTTGGATGACCTTTAGGTAAAAGATCAAAATCGGTGTTATAATTCTTGTTTTCAGGTCTACCATTTTTTAATAAATAAAGAAATGCATTAACACGAGCATATGCCCATTGTTCCGCTGATTTTACTGTTGGTGAATGTGAAACATTATATGCACCAAGTCCTCTTTGGAATACTGACTTTAATGCTCCAAGAGTTGCTCTTCCGTTTTTGGTATTACTATCTTTTTCATTAAAATCGTCAACCTTTTTTTGTAGAGTTTTTTCTTGTTCAGCAGAAACTTTAGCACCTCTTTTACCCGATGCATCTCCTTTTGCTGTTCCTTCCCCTTTTGGTTCAGGATTTGGTGTGTCACTCTTTGGTGCTTTATCACTTTTTCTAATACCACCTCTTGGTCCTATTTCAGCAAATTCTCTATTGACCTCAGGAACGAAATCTATACCTGTTCTTGGTGTTCCTGGTTTCCATGATGTAGGACCAGGATTAACTTTTGTATTGTCATTTCTTGTGTCAGGACCTATTACTACATCACTTGAATCAAGTCCCTGTTGAGATGATCCTTTGTTAACAATCTTACCTTGTTTTTTATAGATTAATCTAACCCACGCATGACGACAGTTAAATGAACCTCTCCATAAAAAAATATTGTATGAACCGAAATCAGGATTGGATAATCTCTCAATATCTTCAATTCTATACACTCTATTTTTGGCTAACATATCAGCACAGAATTGTCTGTTTTTGTCATCACGAGGTCCAAAATACTTATAACGAACTCTTATACCATCTGTATCAAGTTGGGAGTCAGCATTTGGATCTGAGAACTTTTGTTGTTGCATTTTGTATACCATTGTCGGAGTAATCTTTTCAACTTTAACAATTTCCCAACCATCATTGATTAAATCAGAATATGATTCACCAAGTTCATCTAATTCAGGATGATGATTACAGAAATCACCTTCAACAATTGTATAAGGATTTATCTCCTCACTTCCATCATCTTTTTGTGAATTGAAAGCCATCCAAGGCTCATCATGAGCAGGTCGTGAAACTAGAGATATAGTTTCAATACCAGCGTCTTCAAATTCGTCATCAATGAATAATTCAACGATCTTTGTAGTATTCATTATCTATAAGTATTTGATTGTGTCAAATTTACCATTTTATATTAAAGATCTTTGTCTAATAACTCTATCAAATTGTTGTTGATTTGATATTTCTGTTGCTGTGACATAAGTTCTGATTGGTCTCTCACTTAATTTTTCAGCTATAACATCTCCGAATGTGTCTCTACCTTCTCTCATATTATTGTTTGACATACTGCCAATTGTTTGAGTTGATAATTGTGGAAGCATCCCATATGAATTTATTTGTTCAAGCAATCCACCAAACATCTTTGTGGATCTAGCATTTACAACGAACTCCCCATTTGACAATTGTGCTGGTATTGAATCCGATTGTGATCCACCATAGCCACTAACTAATCCTCCCTGAGATCTTTTAACTGCATTTACTTGTATTGGTGGTGGAGGGGGACTTGGAGCAGTAGCACCACCAGTTCCCCCCGAATCAGTTGGAACTTGAACTGCCAAAATCTTTTTAACATTTGCAATACCTGCAGCGACTGCGGCTGCAGCTGCGATGGCACCAAGAACAGGACCAACAACAGGAATACCCGCTAAAGATCTATAGGCAGCTACGGCAGATGAATAAGTATCAATTGTCGTTTTAGCAATTGCGAAAGCTTTACCAGCCTTTGTGTCTTCCCCAACAATCTTAGATAAATTCCCAAATGCATCTCCAATAGCTGATACTGTATCCTGTTTAGTTTTTCTTTCTAAAAGATCAAGTTCTCTACGAGATTTTGAAATCTTTATTGAACGAGCCAAATATTCTTGATCGTTTATTGCACCCTTTTCTTTGAGAGCATCAATATCAGCTTGATATTGTGTCTGAGCTGCTCTTTGTCCGTCAAAATATTCCTTATCAAATCTTCTAAACTCATCATATTGTGAGTTCAATTTATCAACCTGATTTTGATATGATAAATCCAAAGTTGATAATAGAGCATCTTGATATTGTTTTATCAATTGTGCTCTTTCTTGTTCTCCAAGATTTAAATTTTTTGTGAGTTCTTGTTGGAGTTCAGCATATATTCTTAGTTGTTCTTGATAGTTTCCTCTATTAGCTTCAAGTTCAAGTTGTAATCTCGTGATTATATCCTTGTTGATTGCTTCTTGTGCTAACTTGGAATATTTTTCTCTAAGTGCCGCTTTCTCTGCCTCAGATAATTCTTCATTTTGTAATTCAATTGCTAGTTTTTGATCGTAAAAACTTTGTAATGTTTTCAGATCAGTATCCCTCTTATCTATTTCAAGTTGTGCTAATGCGTCAAGTTCTTTGAGTTTTCTATCATTTCTTTTCTTCTCATCAGCATTTATAGCATCTTCTAATTTCTTTGCATATTCCTGACGAGCTAACTCTTTCTGATTTTCATTATTACCTAACTCTTTTAGTTCAAGTGCTAATCTTTCATCAAGTAATTTTTTTAATACATCTTTTCTTGTAGTAGCACTATCAATTTCAAGTTTGATCGCGGCATCAAGTTCATTTTGTTGATTTTTTTCTCTTTCTTTTTTCTGTTCCAATTGGAAATCCAACTGATTCTGTGCAAAATCCCTTCTGAGTTTGATTATCTCATCTGTATAATTTTGTTCAGCACCTTTGAGTTTTTTGTTAGCCGCTTCTAATACAGCGATCCTTTTGTTGAGGAAATTTTGTTCTATTCTGAATATTTCCTCAGCGGTCTTACCAGCAATTTTCGCCCTTGTGATTTGAGCCTTTGTTTCTGCCTCAATTGTATTGATACTTTGTTGAGTAGATTTCCTTACGGCTTCTTGTGCTTTTTGTAGTTTTTCATTTGCTGCGGCTTGAGCATCAGCAGCACTTGTCGCATCGTCTGAAGCACTTACCCATTCATAAACTTTAGCAATCAATTCACTCAAACCAACAATTAACAAACCGATACCTGTTGATATCAACACAGCTTTGAAAACCCTGATCGCAGTTGCTGCGGCACCTGCAGCGACCCCAACCGCTCTAAGTGTTCCTGCATATACAGTATTACCGAGTGCTGCTTGCTCTGCCGCTGCCGCCTGTAACCTCGTTTCTGTTGCTAATAGTTTTGTAACAACAGTTCCTGTCTTTTTTGTGGTTGTATTTTTAACTTCCGAAGCTGTATTAGTGTTAATTGCCGCAGTGTTTGTATTTTCTGCTGCGGTATTTGCGGCTAAAGCTCCTGTATTTTGTGTTTCTGCAGCTGTTTGACCTTCAGTAGCAATGGTTGCTTTCTGTGTTTCTTTTGTTGTTTGTTTTTGAGTGACACCAAGTTCTGTAAGTTGTGTATTAACTTTTTCCTGTTCATCCGCTAAATTAACAATATTATCAAGATTAGCAATATATTGATCATTCAATTTTTCCCACTCCTCAGTTTGTTCTTTGGTTAGTGTAACACTTTGTTTACCAGCCATGATTTGATCACCGAAGGCTGTAAATTGTTTTTCTGATAAATCCAACTGATTTAATCCAACATCAATATTATCTTCAATGGTTTGTTTTTGTTTGAGTAATTGTTCAGTTTGTTTTTGAATTGCGTCAGTTTGTTGTGTGGTTGCTACAACATTACCTAAAGCGGCAGCCTCACTAAGATTTATACCATCAGCTGCTTGTTTTGCTGATTGTGCTAAACTAGTATTACCTTCTCCGAGTTCTTTAGCTGCTTTATTTACACCTGTAAGATTATCAAAGACACCAGCTAAATCGTTGATTAGTCCTTTGAATTGATTACCAATATCCTTTAAAGAGAAGCTTGAAAATGTCTTTAATAAACCAATTGAATTATCAAGTTGATTGGACACATCACCAATTGGACCTGGTATTAAAGATAAGGTATTGAAGAACTCACCACTCTTTGTATTTACACGAGCTAATGAATCCTGAGTATCATTAACTTTATTTCTGAGAATTTCAAATTCCCTTGTTCCTTCGGGTAATTTCTGTAATTCTTGTTTGAATATTCTGACTTGTTGTGTGAGCGTGAGTGTCCTATCCGTCGCAATGTTTACATCATTGGAGTTTAAATCAAAAACTAATTGTATTTTTTTAGCTGCCATTGTCCATTATTGTTTTCAACATTTTAGCCACCTCAGGTTCTACAACTAATGATGGTAAATAATCCTTTAATTGATCCATGTATTTAACAATGGAATTTTCAATCAGATCATTCTCTTCTATCTGCTGTTCTTCTAGAAATATTCTAATTTTCATAGGCTCATTTTAACAAGGTAACGAATAACAACTACTTACAGGTCCACAATCTATTACAATGCTTGTAGCACCAAATGAATCTAAAGTTTGATTCAGAACTTGATATCTCCATCCATCACTATTAAAACGATACCATTTAGTTAATTGTAATTGAACACCTGTCTGAACTTTTATTATATTAAATGAAACACAAGAATTATTATATCTTCTAACATTAAAATATTTTAAAGGTGGTGTAACAGACGGGGTTATACTTACAGTTTGTGTTGGTGTATTAGTAGGAGTTACAGTTGGTGTTTTTGTAACTGATGGTGTTATTGAAATAGTAGGAGTGTTACTAGCAGTTATACTTGGTGTTGGTGTTTTAGTTGCTGTAATTGATGGTGTTGGTGTAACTGTTGGTGTTTTTGTAAGTGTAGGTGTTGGTGTGAAAGTTGGTTTTATAGAACCAATGTTCCATTTTGTATTAAGATAATTGTAAACATTGTTTGCTTCACCAGCATATACTAACCTATTAAACATGATAATTTCCCCAATATAACCATTAACATTGTCAGGCTGTGTATACTGATTACCGATTGATAATGGATACCCAATTGAACCAGGATAACCTGCAAATGGATAATGTTTGTCAGGATCATCTGATAAACCTATACCGACTTGATTGATTTCAAATATTACATTTACAGATGATGTTGTTGCATTCATATATGTTTTCCAAACCATTGGATAACTACAACCCCATTGAGTATAAGGACCTAACCAAGCTTGTTCATTGCTTGGGGTATTACCTGGTCTAATGATTTGCATCAAAACTTTCTTGTTTGGATTATTAGGTTGGGCTGAACCAGCATTCCAGAATTTTTGTTTACCATTGTTTGGATCTGCTTGTTTACCTCCATTATCCACTGAAATTGGTATACATTGCTGTGTATTTTCATCCAATACAATTGCGATAAATGATGTCCAAACAGTCCCATACATATTAACATTTGATTGGATTCTTGAAGTGGAGATCGTCATTGCTGACATTGAATTATAGAAAAAACAAGTGCCTGAATTTACATAAGGTAATTCATTATAGTCGGTATTAGAAAAATATGTAATTGGTTTTCCATATGCTTTATTCTCAATACGAGTGAGAATATTATTAACCACTGTCATATTTGATGCATCATCAAAATCTAACCAAATGTCAGGATAAAATGGTGTCAAATCTGTAGCACTTGGTGTGACTGATATGGTAGGGCTAACAGTTGGAGTATAAGTGGGTGTTGGTGTTGGTGTAGCGAAACAATCAACTAACGATGGTAATACTGAAGTAAAAGTCCAATCAGGATATGTCGTAGATGTGCAACCTGTTGATGTATATTCAAAATTTGTTTTTAAATATACATATTCAATAAATTCCTGTCCTCTTGGTAAAATGATTGTTTCATAATCCAATCCGTTGCTGACAATTATTGTTATTTGTGGATGATCTCCCGCATAAGATCCACCAGCAACACTGAAAGTAAGTTTTCCATAAACATCATTGTATATCAAGCCATCATTCGGACATTCAAAATCTGCATACTCATAAGTTAGTCCTGAGTAATAACAAATAAATTGTGCTGTTGGAGTTGGTGTTGGCGTGACGGGTAGACAAGATCCACTAACACTCAAATTATTAAGATTGATAATTGGTTTGTCATCAGACATACAAACTGATTGACCCAAAGTCAAATAATAAAACGCAACTGTTCCTGAGCAGGTTGTTCCTGAAATATATTTAGTTGTTCCTACTGGTCCGTTATGTATGTATGTTGTGCAACTCATATTAAACTTGTCTTGATAATGATGTATTAAATGTTTGAACAGCGGTATAAAGAGATGACATTTCTGCTGCTGTTAGTCCATTACCTATGTGTGCGAAGGCATAGACATTCTGATAATTCTGTATAGCTGTTCCGTTACTATTCATTGCTCCAAGATAAATAGTTTGTCCTATCGTTGATTGTGTTGATGTGGCAGCTGAGTTGACAAGTGATCCGTTTCTATAAAGTGCTCCACTTGTTGTTCCGGTTGTTGAGATACCATACCAACCTTGTGGTTGTGGTGAATTAGCAGTTGATGTTCCTGCAGTATTCACACCATAGAACTCTTTAGGTGTTCCGTCCTGACCGATAACAAAGTATCTTGGTGTTGAACTAGCCGCTCCGATATAGTTTCTACCTGATCCTGTAATAACAAGGTTATTTAACATATAAACTGACATACTCATATCACCAAGAGAATTGGCACTCACAGCGAAGTTTGTATTACCATAAGTGTTAGATCCACCAGTTGAACTAGCCCCTGATGTTGAGAATGTCCATCCTGTTCCTGCCCATGTCATTGTATTTCCTGTTCCAATAGCGTTGATTGAACAAGATCCTGATGTTGCACCAAGCATTGGATACATAACATCAAGTTTGGAATATACACCATCATTTTTGAGAGTAATAAATAAGGTATTCGTAGCTGCTGATATTGTGCTGTTTAATGTTCCACCACTTTGTAAGATACGACCCAAATAGCTTGCTGCGTCTGCATCATAATTTATTGGTGTTGTGCTTGGAGTAGGTGTAAATGTTGGAGTTGGCGTTGGAGTGGCGGATCTCGTTGGTGTGATACTTGGAGTATTTGTTGGTGAGGTTGTTGGTGTTGGAGTAACACAAGTTGTTGAACATAATGCTCCTTGAACAATTGTCCCATTACCTGATACTGTTCCTTCTCTAGCACCACCTGAACCACATGAAATAGAATATGTGTCTCCAGCATTTACAAATGCGTCAAGTAATATACCATCACAATCAAGCCAAGAAAGGATACCTGATGTAGTTGCTGTGTAAGTATAACCATAACAATTTATACAAGGGGTTGATGTTGGTGTGGGTGTATTAGTTAGGGTAGGAGTTGGTGTTGGAGTAGGTATAATTAAATTACATTCTGTGCAATCAGTATATCCTGATGTCATTTCATAAGAAACACTTTGAACATAAGTAGAAGTTATTGCACTTACGCAGACAAATGATTCTGTGCTGAGATTTGTAATTCTATAAACGAGTCCTGTTATGTCTAATGTTGAACCTGTTGATCTGAATACATATTCGGTAGAACCAGAACATTCTATTCCTTGATAATAATAATAAACCTGTGATTGACTTTGTTGTGTCAAATTCATTTGTGTTCTACCTGTGCAGCTACAATCCTTAAAAACACTTACCCCTGAGAATGTATAGGCGGATGAAATATAATAATGTTGATAGTCATAACCATCAACATATGGACCAACATTAACTTGATGACATCCGAGTGAGTTTAGATTATCATCATACAATTCAACATAATTACCACCATAAGCGTATAAGTGATAGTTTAAATCAGAGTTTGAATATTTTGTATCTCCCGATGAACAAGGTATAAGAGTATATCCTAATTTTCTATGACCTTCGTATTCTCTTGTCAACTTGATTAGTTCAATATCACAAATGTTTGGTTCAAGCATATTGAAATTTGTGATTTTGTTAATTCTAAAATAGGTGTTGTTGATTAGAATTTTCTCGTTCCATCTCAGACGCTGAACATCTTGTGGTAGTAGATATATCTTACAAGAATAAATCTTATTTTCATCACTAGTTAAATCGTCAACATAAGGCTTATAATATATGTCATATAGATCTTCTGCTAAGAATTGAAAGTTTCTCTGTGTTACATTTGATTGATCTTCACCACGATAATTTATGTAATGACTGAAACCAGAATAATTAAATGGGTAAGTTGTAAACCTGTTTAAGTTTTGAAATCTATCCATCTGTTGAGATTCAATAAAATAGGTTTGATATTTGGTTGGCTGTGTTACAGTTCCGCATATTGTTCCTGTATTTGTAATAGTTACAATTGGATAGGGGAAACATACAAGAGCAGCTCTAACTGATGATGGATCAAGACAACCAGGTATTGTGTTAGATCCGACAGTTGGATAATATACTTGTTGTATACCGAAACAATCATTATAATATATCGGACAAGTGGTGTTGGTGTTAAATGTAACACCACTTTTACAAGTAGAAGATCCAGTTGTTGTTCCTGTTCCACCGATATATCCGTAGTTATCGTTTGGTAATGTTAATCCTCTAAATATAATTTTTGGTAGAATCTTAAAGGGCTTGAATGTCTGTAATGTAGTTCCTGATGCATCTTGTGTTTGGACTTTTGACATTGATGATACCGTAATGTATGGGGTAAATACATTACCAATTGTGATATCAATTGGTGAGGAGAATATGAAATCAAATTTGGTTGTGTCATTTTTATATGGTAAACCCAAATTAAATTGATCAGATCCAAATACCCTATTGGCTTGTTTGAAGAAATCATCATTAGCATAGTCCTGATCTTTTTTAAACTCAAACTCAAGTGTTCCATTTACGAGTGCTGATGTTGGGATAAGGTTTTGTGGCTGTGAATAATCTACTTTGTTTGTCCAATCTAATACCACTCCTTTACCGATATAATCCACAATCGGTTCAACCATCAATTTTTGTGGAGCGTCAGGATTTGGAACAACAACAAAATTGAACATCTTATTAATTGATGTTATAAAATCTATTTGTTTGTAATCGTTTGTTGGAAATTCCTCAGCATAATCTATAGTTGAACCCGTAGGGATAAATCTTGGGGGGTTAATAATTTGTTGTGTATATCCTGATATAACAGAATACTCACCTAAAAAATAAAATCCAAATGTTGATGTTCCCGTTATTATTAGAGATCTGTCTATTGATACAGTTGATGCTTGTTCATCACAAAATGTGTTTGAATATATTACTTCCGTAGTTATTCCATCATAAAAATATAATACCGCATATGGGAACTGAAACAATCCATAATCACAGGCTTGTGTGGGAGCAACTGTAAATGTGAACCTGAATTGATATGTTTCAACATATTCTTCAGGTATCGTTATTCCGGTTGTTGTCCCTGTGAATCCAAGATCATTACAAGTAATTGCACTTATGGGATTGACCCAACTCGGTGTCATTATTGATGGCGTTAATATGTCATTGGTAAATGAATAACAAGCAGGTAAAGCATTTTTTGGATATATGGTTTCATCTAAAAATTTTTGTGGAACATAGAATTTTTTAAAATATGATGTATTCATGAAATCAGATTCTAATTCATAACCCGCCTCATTGAATATTTCTTCATATAATGTTTTTACTTGTATTGTTGGCTTAAAATAATAGTTATTGAGTGGTGTTCCCGAAAAATCAAAATATGGGTTTACAGGTGTATAACTTATACCTGATGTGGTTGCTGAAAATGGTGAGAATTGAACTAATGGAGTTGTATCGGAATTAACAAATTCTTGGTTATTAAATGCATAATATTCATAACCTATGTTGTATAATCCCCAAAATGTTTTCCCATTCTGATATGAATAATTTGTTGCTCCTGTTATTGCGAACAGATCAGGATCTATTTGTGATTCAAAAATTACAGCGTCAGTATATGGATGTGATAAACCTGATAGATTCAGTTCATAAAGAAACTTATCTCCGATATTAGCCATCAAATCCCCAATCTGATTGTAAAATGTAACAGAATAAATGATCTCTCCTTTATTTATTGAAACACCATTGAGACGAATATGACCCTGCATGATTTCATAACCATCCCACATTAGAACAGCATCAAATTTGTCATTAGGATCAAATGTTAGTGGAACGGAATTTACATCATAAAAGAAATTGAATACTTCGTTATTTTTTTTGGTGCCAGGTATACTGAAACTTTGTGAATAATTTGAGTTCTTCTTTGTAATATCTTGTAATTCCGCAAAAGATAAATTTACATTGACTGGTTCATCTTGATAGAGATCAAGATAAACATCACTTCCCGATATTGTTGTTCTTATTTGTAACATATTAGATTGGGAGCGAGTAGTTCCTATATGGTGTCATTTTAAGGTCTATGGTATATTGAAATATTCTCTGATATTTTTGTTGGAATACTTCCACTTCCTTATTCTGCACCACACACGGAATAAGATATGGATATATGAAATCCTGACCATCTTGAGGAAGCCAGTTGTCTTCAATAATATAAACATAAGGGGACATTAATAATTCCTCAATTACTCTCGCATCATTTTGTGTTACAAAGTTTGAATCAACAGTCAATAACTCATCTACAGAACCCCAAAATACTGTCTCACTTGAATCATATGATTGTCTGTTCCACCATAATGTATTCAGAGATTTTTGTTGTGAATATGTTTTCTTATTAACACCATATCTCTTCTGTGATTTTTTGGTGAAGGTATATGTATCCCATATACCATTTCTATTCATAAATAAAAATGATATTGGATCATTGAAACATTCATCGCCAACCATTTTGTATTGAACAATCTCTGATGATCCGTATTCATCATAGTCAATTCCTAATACATCGTTTGTTAGATATATTGCGACATCTGAGTTTGTTCTGAGGACTGGATTTGGTTTAAATATACCATAGGCTATTCTTTGTTGCATATAACCATATGGTGCTGTTGTTTGTGGGTTTGTTCTTGATGTATAATCTACAGGAGCATTTTGTATCGCGTCGTAATTATACTGACCATTACCTTGTATCTTTTGACAATAAACAATTGATTTGATGGTGTTTGTATTATCATAAAGTGGATTACCCGCATACATAAATCCTACTATGATCGGACACTTGTAATAATGCGTTCTAAATCTTGTATTATAGACATTAGATCCAAGTATTGTCATTGGTATCGTTTCATCACCATATGTTGACATGAATAGTGCTCTTGTTGTCCCTGTGCTTGCGGACCAGTAATAAACACTTGTGTCAAGATAGTTATATTGACCACTCAGATTGTTCCCCGAATAATAATATTTCTCTGACATTTGTTTGTTCTGTTGAACGCCAGGCCAGATCATTACACCATATGGTTGTGTCTCTGCTGAGAGTGGTGATATTGTTCCACCTGTATAAGATGTATACGCTGAGAAATTAGTTGGGACTATGGTTGTTGTAGTTTCACCAGAGGTGTATTGAACCCCAAATAAACAACGATATTCATTGATCTGATAGATATTAGTAAATCCTTCATAACCTCCATTAAACCCGTTAGAAAACGATATGGTGGAGGTTCTATCATTTACTACTGTTGCTTGTGATGTTGATAGTTCAATAGATGTTGTATCGGAATTAGCTACTCTAACCAAATAAGGATTGGTCTGAGCTGAAGTTGTAGCTGATGTTGGGATAGCTCCAAGATTTCTTGGATTCTTATCTACGAGATTTGTAATTATAGTTTCTAAATTGAAAATACAATTACCTAATTCATTTGATGGGACAAGTATTCTTCCAACTTTACCATAATCTTGAGTTGAACCACTATCATTCCTATATGGATTTTTATAGATATCTACAACCAATCTTATATCTGTATAAGCAGAATAACTATTGAGAGCCACATTATAGGTATGATCAGCATGTGCTGGTGTCATAGCGAGTGGCATTTGTTTTATCGTTAAATTGAAGCTCATTCTAATTCTATTGTTTCAATGGACTTTTGTATTTCTCTGTCTAAAAATTGATTCACATCTTCTTCAACAGCATTTATTAAAGCTTGATATTCCGCTCTCACACTCTGTGGTAGATTTTTGGGAAAGTCATTGAGAACATTCCCAAAATCACCAAGTGCTTTATCATAAATATTAGCAGAACGGATACCATAGCGAAAAATATTCTTTTGGATTGCAAAAGCTAAACTCATTGAAGCTTGAGCCGGTGTTTGTCTAAGTCCCCTTTTCTTAACCCATTCCTGTAAGTCAGGATAAGGTATTGGATGTTTATTATTTTTCTTTCTTGAAGCATTTATTGCGTATGCGATCCCTTTTTGTTGTTGTTCAGCTGAGAGTTTTAATCCCCTGATTTTTATCCAATTCAACAAATTTACAATTGGAACTTTCCTTTTACCAGCTATTCTTCCTTCATTTACTGATTGGAAATAATCTTGATAGGTTATTACAAGTTCAGATGGTTGTCCTTGATCACCAGGAACAACAGTAGCGGTCAGTGAATTATAAAGTTGACCAGATGAATACTTATCACCTCTACCTTTTATTTCAGGATTACCATAAGGGTATATCTTTTCCTTTATCTTTTTCTTCATCAACTGAACAAAAAGAGTTCCAAATCTTTGTAATTCTCTATCGGTTAGTTCCCACATTATTAGTAGTTATTTACATGTAATAGAAACCCTGTTAAACCACCCGGAATCGATGAAGATAAAGATTGAGCTGATGAAATTGTAGAGTATGAAAAAGATGAGTCAAATGTAGAAGCACCTGAAAAAACAAGCCTACTACCTGTAAATCTACAAATACCATTATATGCAGTAGTCCCGATAAGTGGAGCGAAACCGAATGTAGATGATTCAAATAACCCCGTGCCAAGGATCGTTGTAACTTGTGAATTAAATCTTACTGTTGGTTGCACTCCCGCATTACTATATTTCAACATTGCAAAATATAAACCTGACCCTGTTCCCGAAAAACTAATATTACCACCACTAAAAGGTATTGTATGTTCTGCTGCGGAGGTTAATCCTGATAGTGTTTGGACTGAACCCACTCTTTGGTGAGGAAATAATCCAAACTCACCACTTTGTGGAGTGTAAAAAGCTATTTCCACCACATCAGATGTTGATGTGATTGTTCCTACACGATAGGTCATAGCTGAATATGAATAGATGCCCGTGTCGTAAAATGGGTATGTAAATAATATATTTTGAACTCCTGATGCTTGTTGAACACCTATACTACTTGAATAACCATTTCCAGTGTATCTTGGTTTTAGATTTTGATAAGAGTAAAAATTATTAATGTTTAATCTATTTGTTGAAACCCTAATTGGAGTTTCATTTCCGAGACCATCTTGAACTGATTGTAGGTTTGATGTTATACCTGTTGAACTATCAGCTAATTTGAGTAAGCCTTGGTATGTTGATTGTATGGTTTGTCCACTAAGAGTTGCCATGTATTATTTTTTTTAATTTAATTTATATTGTATTCCATAATCCTGTTTCATTATTCCAATTTACATTAGTTGTATTCCAAACCGCTATCACAACACCCGATGATGGAGTTGGTGTGGGAGTTTTAGTGTTTGTTGGTGTTATAGTTGGAGTAGGCGTTAATGATCCTGTATTAGTAGGAGTATTTGTATTGGTAGGTGTTTGTGTATTTGTAACACTAGGAGTTGGAGTATTTGTGCTAGTAGGTGTTTGTGTATTTGTAACACTAGGAGTTGGAGTATTTGTGTTGGTAGGTGTATTGCTCGGTGTGGATGTGATTGTTGTTGTCGGTGTTATACTTGGCGTTAATGAAGGTGTGTTTGTTGGTGTTAATGTAGCTGTTGGTGTTAACCAAGAATTAAATGCTGCAGCACATCTATCAAGAGAGTTAGCAACAGATACAATGATATTAGCTGTCCAACCAGCGGTGAGATCAGAATACTGCTCAATGAACGGACTACAGATAACAGGATTTTGTAAATAATATTTTGCATTAAAATTGCCAAGAGAATCTGTGACTGACAATCTGAACTGTGAAATTATATCATCCATCATTTGATTGGTGTCGGATAACACATCAATTTGATTTGATAAATCTCTTGTTATGATATCCATCACTATGAGTGTGAAGGAATATTCCATAAATCCGAATTTCTGTTGAACATCACCAGGTATAACATATAGTAGGGGGAAAATTGGAGAGTTATAATGTTCGTTATCCACCTTATCTCTCATCTCGGTCCAATACGATAGATCCTCTTCTTGACCGAATCCAAACGAATTTATCTGCTTATGATATTCAGATAGAACTCTAAAATCATCGTGGAAAGTTTTGAAGTTGATTGTATCATGAATAATTGGTGTCCCGCTCCAAGTATTAAATGCTGCTGCACATCTATTGAGAGGTGTCATTGTTTTGATTTTCATGAGACCAGTCCAACCATTTGTTAGATCCACCTCTTTTTCTGTGAATGGAACACATGTTACTTCATCATCAAGGTAATATAAATTGTTATAGAGCCCCTCGGCTTGTGTTACAGATAATCTAAATTGAGATATAACATCTTGTAACATTTGTAATGTATCAGAGAGAGTATCCACTTGATTGCTAAGATCTCTTTCACTTATATCCATTACTATGGTATTAAAATCCCATGTCTTATATTTGAGGTCATTCGTTACTTGAGAAGGAACAACATATAATAATGGAAATATGGGTGGTTGAAAATGCGGATTATCTTGTTGATCCCTTTTTGTGGTCCAATAACTTATTCCATCAATATTACCTAAACCAAAAGAATTAATTTGTTTGTGATAAGTTGACATTGATTCAAAATCGTCTGCTATCTTCTTGAAGTTTATATTAACTTGTGGAACTGCGGATGCTGATATTGATGGTGTTACACTTGGGGTGGGAGTATTGGATGGTGTGACTGATATTGTCGGAGTTACTGTTGGAGTTGTTGTCGGTGTGGGAGTAGATGTATTTGTTGGGGTTATTGTTGGTGTGTTTGTTGGTGTTGGTGTGACCGGTGAGACAAAATACTTTTGATTGAAATAATCAAAGTTGTCAGTCATTTCTG